AATTGAACCTAAAATGAGAACATATGTTCCTGTTATCGTTCGTGGTAAAGAAGCAGAGGGTGTTAAATTTTGGGGATTCGGTAAAACGATTTACACAGAATTGCTTTCTATTGTGTCTGATCCAGACTATGGTGATATCACCGACTTAATGAATGGTCGTGACATTGACGTAGAGTTTATTCCTGCAGAAGGCGGAGGATATCCAAAGACTACGATTCGTGTTAAACCTAACACATCTCCTGCAACTGAAGACAAAGGTATTGCGGAGAAGATTATGAATCAGCCTGTAATCACAGACATATTTCCAGAGCCAACTTATGAAGAGTTAGAAAACGCTCTCAAAGCATGGATGAATCCGGAAGATGACAGTGCCGACGTTGATACATCATCTAACACCACAGCAGACACATCTGCAAAAACTGAGGAAAAGGCAGAAGCCAAAACTGAAGAAAAACAAACAGATGTAGCATCAGCATTCAACGATTTATTTAATAGTTAGGAGTCTTTAAATGGCAAAGAAAAAAAGCAAAAGTAAGGACGAACTGGAAGATGCGTTAGCAAACACATTGGCCGATAGTATAAACAAACAGTTTAAAGGTCAAGCGTTAAAGACTGCATTCTTTCTTGCAGGCGATGATGATTCGCCGAGCAACGTTAAGGAGTGGATATCTTCAGGATGTGATTCTTTAGATTTAGCAATATCTAATCGACCTAATGGAGGATTTCCTGTTGGTAGAATTACCGAAATAACAGGGTTAGAAGCGTCGGGTAAATCATTGCTAGCAGCACACACCTTAGCAGAAACACAAAAGAAAGGCGGTCTGGCTGTCTACATAGACACAGAGTCAGCAACTAGTTCTGAATTCTTAACTGCAATCGGTGCCGATTTGAAAACAATGCTATACGTGCCTCTTGAAACAGTAGAAGAGATTTTTGAAACAATTGAAACTATTGTGGATGGGGTACGTAAATCTGACAAAGACAGATTAGTTACTATCGTAGTAGACTCAATTATGGGCGCATCTACAAAAATTGAAATGTCTGCAGAATATGATAAGGATGGTTATGCAACCTCCAAATCAATCATTCTGTCAAAAGCAATGCGCAAGGTTACAAATTGGATTGCTCGAGAGCGTATCTGTTTAATATTTACCAATCAACTCAGAGTTAAAATGGGTGTGTCATTTGGAGATCAATGGACAACAGCAGGTGGTAAGGCTATTCCTTTCCATGCATCTGTTAGACTTCGATTAAAGAATACCGGCCAGATTAAAGCAACAGTTAATGGTGCAGAACAGGTAGTGGGTAGCAAAACTCAAGTGCAGGTAGTTAAAAACCGTATGGGTCCACCACATCGTAAGATTGATTATGAAATTTATTATGATAGTGGTATTGACAACTTCGGTGGTTGGTTGAACCTAATGAAGAAATTCAAATTGGTTAAACAAGCAGGAGCATGGTATACATTGGAAGATGTAGATCATGAAACTGGACAAGTCTTTGGAGAAATGAAATTCCAGAGCAAAGATTTTGTTAGCAAGGTTATGCAAAACCCTGAAGCAAAAGAAAGGTTGTATAAAAGAATCTGCGATGCTTATATCTTTAGATATCAGGCAGGGGTAGACGGCGGAATCGATGACGTTGTCATTGATGAAGAAGTAATTGATGAAGAAGGATAATGAACAAGTATCAAAGATTATTCAACGAGTTACAAAAAGAAAAGGAAACGAGCCCAAAGGATGCTAATGATCATATCATGGTATTTGACGGGCTCAATACCTTTATTCGAAGTTTCGGAGCAACACCAGCATACAATGAAGACGGTGACCATATAGGTGGTATAACTGGATTCTTGTATTCTATAGGTAAAACTGTCAGAGACTTTAAACCAAGCAGATGTGTTATTGCATTTGATGGACGTGGCGGTAACGCTAAAAGAAGAAAAATTTATAAAGGTTACAAGGCAAACCGAGCCAATAAAACTAAACTGCGAAGATTCGATCATCATGAAACAAGCATAGAAGATGAACAAGAGTCAATGCGCAAACAGTTTAGCAGATTGGTTTCATATTTAGACAATTTGCCTGTAACTTTTCTGGCCATGGATGGAATAGAAGCAGACGACACTATTGCATATATAGCACAAATGTATGCAGAGACATGCAAAAAAATTACCATAGTTTCTACCGATAGAGATTTCTATCAACTAGTAGATGATCGTATACAAATATGGTCTCCTATAAAAAAGAAAATGTATGACACCCAAGCAGTTATAGAAGAATTTGGTGTTCATCCTAGAAACATGGTGTTATATAGATCATTTACAGGAGATAAGTCAGATAATATACCAGGTGTATCCGGTATAGGACCAAAGACCATTTTAAAACTTATTCCAGAAATATCTAACGAACAACAAGTTTCATTGGAGCAGTTATTTGAAAAAAGCAACAATCTATTAACAGAAACAAAACAATATCAGAAAATTTTAGATAATCGAGAAACGCTTGAAAAAAACTGGCAACTCATGGACATAAAACTTCTTGATATATCAGCAAATGTATCATCTAAAATACGAGGCATAATGGATCAGCCGGTTACCGGTTTGAATCGTGCTGAATTCCAAAGATTGTTCTATGAAGATAAAATGTGGGCAGTAATGAAGAATCTGCCAGATTGGTTGACTCGCACATGGCTGTCTTTAGATGCATTTGCAAAACAAACACAAAAATGATTTGATTTTATTATAATTTTTATTATTATCTAATATGACAGATAAGTTAAGTGAATATGGTTGGAGCTTTCAAGTAAAAGTTTTAGCCGCAATGTTTACGGATAGAATATTCTTGCAACAGATTGTTGATATTATACAACCAGATTATTTCGAGTCTGATGCAAACAGTTGGTTGTTGGAAGTTATATTAGAACATTTTCAAGAATATAAAACTCCCCCTACAAAAGACGTATTAAAAGTTAAAGTTACCGGCATAGACAATGATGTGCTTAAAGCCGCCATATTAGAACAATTAAAGGACGTTTTCCGTTACATGGAATCAGACGACCTTACATTTGTTAAAGACGAAATACTCAAATTTTGCAAGAATCAAGAAATTAAAAGAGCCATAATGGATAGCGTTGCATTACTTAAAATGGGTAATTATGACGAAATCAAAAGCAAAATTGACGGCGCAATGAAAGCAGGGGCTGATACTGATATAGGATTAGAATACAAAGACACTGTAGCATTGCGTTATGATGAAGCAGCCCGAGACACTATGACAACAGGTTGGGATGTTATTGACGACTTAATGGACGGAGGCTTAGCACCAGGAGAATTAGGAGTAGTAATGGCTCCAGCTGGTATTGGTAAATCATGGTTGCTTATTAATATAGGTGCAAATGCTATTAAAGCCGGCAAGACAGTTATTCATTACACATTAGAGCTCAATGAAAATTATGTAGGTCAAAGATATGATTCAGTTATTACTGGTATCAATGCACAGAACTTGAAAAACTATCAGGAAGACATACAAGAAAAAATAGATAGCCTCAGAGGCGAGTTGGTTATAAAACACTATCCAACTAAATCTATCGGCGTAATGGGTATAAAAGCTCACATAGAAAAAACTATAATGCTAGGAAATACACCAGATCTTGTTATTATAGACTATGGAGATCTTTTAAAGGTAAACAGCAAAAAAGACAAACACGAAGCATTAGAAGAATTATACGAAGAAATGCGAGGTATGGCCGGCGAATACAATATACCAGTATGGACTGCATCTCAAGCAGGAAGATCTGCATTAGAAGAAGATGTAATTGAAGCAGATAAAATTGCTTCGTCATATGGTAAAGTAATGGTCGCAGACTTTTTAATGTCACTTTCAAGAAAAGTAGAAGATAAAATGTCAGGTACTGGTAGAGGTCATGTAATTAAAAATAGATTCGGACCAGACGGAATAACTTTGCCTTGCAAAATAAACACAAATAACGGTCAATTTCAGTTCTTTGAACCACAGACCACACAAGGAAAACAAACTACACAAGTTATGAAAACAGGAGAAAATTTAGTGAAAAAAAATCTTGCACAAAAGTTCAAAGATCTGGGCGGAACGTTGGGGTAGCGGTATATTTATATAAGCAAACGCCCGGTAATCACTCCGGGCTTTTTTCATCTAATAACAAATCGTTTAATAAAAAATAAGGAGATTACAAACAATGGAGATTTCAAATAAAATTTTGAGTGACATTACAGTATACATGAAGTATGCAAAATATATCCCACAACTCGAACGCCGAGAGACTTGGGACGAATTAGTAGACCGCAACAGAGATATGCACATAGAAAAATATCCCAAATTACGTGAAGAAATAATAAAGGCATATGAATATGTTTATGCAAAAAAAGTATTACCTTCAATGCGTTCATTACAATTTGGCGGTAAACCTATAGAAATCTCCCCTAACCGAATTTATAATTGTGCGTATCTCCCAATTGACGATTATCGAGCGTTTGGCGAAACCATGTTTTTGTTATTAGGCGGCACTGGCGTTGGTTATTCTGTGCAAAAACATCATATAGAAAAATTACCAGAAATACGTAAACCAAATTTAGACAGAACACGTCGTTTTCTTATCGCCGATTCAATTGAAGGATGGGCAGATGCAGTTAAAGCACTGGTTAAAAGTTATTTTCAAGGAACATCCAAATTAAAGTTTGATTTTTCAGACATTAGACCCAAAGGAGCAAGATTAGTAACATCAGGTGGTAAAGCTCCAGGACCACAACCATTAAAAGAATGCTTAATCAAAGTACAAGGAATATTAGATGCTAAACATAATGGTGAATTTTTATCGCCAATTGAAGTACATGACATGGTGTGTCATATTGCAGACGCCGTATTGGCAGGTGGTATTAGGCGCGCGGCACTCATTAGTTTATTTTCGGCTGATGACGAAGAAATGATTGCTTGTAAATCGGGCAATTGGTGGGAAACGAATCCACAACGAGGTAGAGCTAATAACTCTGCGGCATTAATGAGACATAAATTAACTAAATCGTTTTTCATGAATCTTTGGAAGCGAGTAGAATTATCTGGAGCAGGAGAGCCTGGTATATATTTGACAAATGACAAAGATTGGGGAACTAATCCATGTTGTGAAATTGCATTGCGACCTTTTCAATTTTGTAATCTGTGTGAAGTAAATGCATCAGACATTGAATCACAAGAAGATTTTGAAAACAGAGTAAAAGCAGCAACGTTTATAGGAACACTTCAAGCAGGATACACAGAATTTCATTATTTGAGACCAGTATGGCAAAGAACCACAGAAAAAGATGCGTTGATAGGAGTATCAATGACAGGTATTGGATCAGGAACTGTATTAGGGTATGATATGACAGCAGCAGCAGAAATTGTTAAACAAGAAAATACGCGTGTAGCTAAAATATTAGGAATCAATGCAAGTGCAAGAACCACAACGGTAAAACCTGCAGGGACAACGTCATTAGCATTGGGTACTAGTTCAGGAATACACGCTTGGCACAATGATTATTATATCAGGAGAGTGCGAGTTGGTAAAAATGAAGCAATATACACTTACTTAGCAACACATCATCCAGAATTAATTGAAGATGAATATTTCCGCCCACATGATACTGCAGTAATATCAATTCCACAAAAGGCACCAAAAGGAGCAATTATGAGAACCGAATCTCCATTTGCATTATTAGACAGAATCAAGAAAGTGCATTTAGAATGGGTAAAGCCAGGACATCGAACAGGTAACAACACACACAACGTGTCAGCTACAGTTTCACTTAAAGAAGATGAATGGGACTTAGCAGGACAATGGATGTGGGACAATCGAGATCATTACAATGGATTATCCGTGCTTCCATATGACGGTGGTACTTATGTGCAGGCTCCATTCGAAGATTGTGATGAAGCACAATACAAAGAAATGCTCAAAGCCTTGCAAGATGTAGATTTATCTAAAATTGTAGAATTAGACGATAACACAGATTTATCAGGAGAATTAGCGTGTGCAGGAGGTGCTTGTGAAGTCAAATGATTGGATTTACCAGTTATATATCAAAGAGTTTATTTTACGCAAGAAAACTTTGAAAACTAAATAAAATATTATATAATATAAATAACAAATAACTCAACCGCAAACTAATATAGGAGAAAAAGATGGAAACACTTTATTTTACTTTAGGTATTGCTTCTGTGGTTGTTGCAGCTATTGCTGCGGCAGCTGTTTGGGCAATGTTCAAGGTGACGAAGTTGAACTCCATGTTGCGTGATTTCGAGCAACAATTTGGAAGTACTCACCGAGACATAGAAATGGTTGAACAAAACATAATGAATAACATTGAACACAATCTTCGAGATTCAGATGCAAAATTTAATGACTTGTATCACGATCTAGATGAGAGATTCAGTGGAGCACATCGAGAAATAGAAAATCGTTCACAAGACACTCAAAAACGATTCGATGAAGTTTACAAAACAATTGATTCTCGCATAGACAAACTTGCTGCAAAGCAAGAGAAACAATTGATTAAAGGATAATTTAAACATTACGGTTGGGTTATTTGTTTATTTAAAAAAAATTTCTTATATATAATATATGACAATAAAGAAAAGTATAGAACTAGTTAAAGAGGGCTTTGCTAATGGTGTAGCTCAGAAAGAACCTCTCACAGAAAATCAGAAAGTTGCAATGATCGAAGCTGCAGCTAAGGCATTTGGAGAATTTTTAGACGCACTTAAGTGTGATTGGAGGAATGATCCTAATTCAAATGATACGCCTAGACGTGTAGCTAAAGCATATGTAAATGATCTTTGGGCAGGTAGATATAACGGAGCTCCCAATATAACAGCATTTCCAAGTGATGGATACGACGGTATGGTATTCGAAGGAGGTATTCCTTTGACATCGATGTGTTCACATCATCATCAGACCATAATGGGTCGAGTTCATGTAGCATATATACCAGGTCATGATAGCAAAGTTATTGGGCTCTCTAAACTTAATCGATTAGTAGAACATTTTGGAAGACGTGGTGCTATACAAGAACAATTAACTGTTGCTATACACAATTCAATTGACACTATTATCAATGACAATAAAGGTGTAGCAGTAATGATTGATGCTACTCATAACTGTGTGTCTTGTAGAGGTGTTAAACATGGTGGTGCTTCAATGAAGACAAGCAAACTTACTGGAGCATTTAAAGATGACCCAGCAACTAGAAACGAATATTATGAATTTGTAAAAGGATATAATGGCTAAATTTACATCAACTAAATTATTTGACGGATACTCAACTTGTTTTCGTCAATGGAGAGCAACCGACACGCATTGTCAATACTTACACGGATATGCATTGTCATTTCGCGTTTGGTTCGAAGGAGACTTAGATCACCGCAACTGGGTATTTGATTTTGGAGGAATGAAACGTTCTAAAAATAAAATATACGGTATGGCTCCTAAAGAATACTTTGCATGGTTATTAGATCACACAGTGATTATTGCAAATGACGATCCAGAACTAGATTCATTCAGAATGATGGATGCTCAGGGTATTATTCAACTTCGTATTATCAATGATACTGGTTGTGAAAAGTTTGCAGAGTTTCTACATGAAATTATAAATGACTTTTTGAAAAAAGAAACTAACGGCAGAGTAAGAGCTCGTAAAATAGAAGTATACGAACACGAAAGGAATTCGGCAAGTTATGAGTAAGACTGTATATGTATCTTTATATGACTATCTAGGTCGTTCTACTGCTAACTCTGATGAAGGCATAAAAGTTGCTGAAGTAGCAGCAAGCCAAGGCGTTAAGCCAGGCACTAAACTGTTACCAGAAGAATTGCAAAATGATAAGTATAAATCAGTTGCAACATGGCCTATAGACTTTTTAGACAGTATATATAAACGACCAGATCAAGTATTAGTACGCAAAGATCAGTTTGATTTGCTAACTGACAAAGTACATCGATTAGAAAATAAACTAAATGAATTAATAAATGCTACCAATAGTAATGTCGGCCCTGCCGATGACCTCCCATTCTAATATGAAACGAATAGAAGATTATCAAAAAAGATTACCTGTATTAGAAGTGTACAGATGTGTGCAAAGTGAAGGAAGTCGATTTGGTCGTCCCACAATAGCAATAAGAACTACAGGATGTACTCATAGATGCTACTTTGGCGAAGATGGTGGTTGGTGTGACTCATGGTATACGAGTATTCATCCAGAAAAAGGAACATTTTGCTTTCAGGATATCGTAGACATATACGATGCTAATCCACAAGTTAAAGAAATGATGATTACTGGTGGATCTCCTACTATGCATCCAGCTTTAATGAATGAATTGACAAGATTCGCTTTCGATAGGGGTATTATAACCACAGTAGAAACTGAAGGCAGTCACTTTATTGAAACGCCAAGACGATTTGACGTAGTTTCATTGTCCCCTAAATTTAGCAATAGTGTGCCCGTAGTAGGAACTAAAACTCCATCCGGCAAAATAGTAGACGAGCGCATGATCAAGCAACACAATAAGCTTCGACTCAATCATGATGCCATTGAAAAGACACTGCGATACCATCATGACTATCATTATAAGCCTGTTTGGGATGGTACCGAAGAAAATTTAAAAGAAATAGAAGAATTCAGAGTTAGACACAATATTCCAAAGGATAAAACATTTGTGATGCCAGCTGGAGATACTAGATCTGAATTAATTAAAATGTATCCGTTAGTATTTGAAATGGTAGCTGAACATGGTTATAACATGACCGGTAGAGACCATATTATTGCATATGACACAGAAAGAGGTGTATAATGTATTGGTATAGCACAACAACATATAAAGATTTAAAAATAAAATACATATATAAATGGCAAACGGTAAATTGGAAATACCAACCCACGATCCACAAAGCGGAGAATTGAATCCATATTATGAGGAGTTAACTGGAAAGGAAAATCCATTAAAAATAAAAAAGGAACAAGTTATGAATTGGAAACCTATAGGCGATCAAGTATTGCTAAAAGTAGAAAAAACTGCAGAAAAAACTAAATCAGGAATCATACTCGTAGATCGAGACATGGCATTTGTTTTAGGCGAAGTAATAGCAACTGGAGATGGATTGTTTACTCAGACAGGAGCTCGTATTCCAATGACAGTCAAGAAAGGCAACACAGTATATGTATACAAGTCTAACTTAGGCGAAAACAAAGAAATCGTATTAGACGACGAACAATACGTATTAGTAAGAGAATCAGAAATTGCAGTAGTCAATGATTGAGACTCTTGGATGGATTAGCACTATATTAGTTTTAGCAGGGTATATTTTTAATGCCCAGCACTATACTAAACTAGCAATGTTTTCTTGGATAATTGGAGATATTGGGTGGGTTACGTATGATTTATTGATAACTAATATTAGTCATATGGTGCTAAGTCTGATTATCATATCAATTAATATTTACGGCATATGGAACATATGCAAAACTAAAAAGGAAAAACTTTGGCGTATCAAGCAGTAGGTTATGACAAGCGAGCAGGAATAATGCACGTGTGGGATGATGAATTAGGACATCAAAAGTTTCCATTTCAATCATACGGATATTTGCCTTCTGAAACTGGTCAATACAAAACTCTAGACGGTGTTAGATTAGACAAAGTTCCTGGCAATCATCGAGACAACCCAGAAGCCTATGAATCTGACTTAAACGAAGAAGTTCGCACTTTAATAGATTTATACTATGAAGATGACACTGTTTCTAAAGGTCATAGAGACTTTTTCTTTGATATCGAAACGGCAAAAGATGCTGATGGATACAGTACTATTGAGGATGTAAGAACGGCTATAACATCTATCGCATACTATGATAAAAGTGGTAATGACCGCAGAGTACTCATATTAGATGAACGTAAACGCATCAAAGACAGTGTTATACAAGGCGATGGTTATACATTGGAAATATTTCGCAGTGAAAAAGATTTACTTACCAGGTTCATAAACGCATTTGCAGAAATACAACCCACTGTTATAACTGGATGGAATACTGATGGGTATGATATTCCGTATTTATTAGGCAGATGTAAAAAGGTATTAGGCAATCAGTCTATCAAGAAATTTTCGCCTGCAGGTATTGTTACTCAGAATACTAAAAGCAAAAAATGGAAGATATTTGGAGTATCTAGTTTAGATTATATTAAATTATATAAAAACTTCACATACACAGAACTTCCTAATTACAGATTAGACACTGTTAGTAAAACTGAGCTCAATAAGGGTAAAGTTGAATATGATGGCGATTTGGATATGTTATTTGAACAAGACATTCACAAGTTTGCTTATTATAACATGACTGATGTCGACTTGGTATATGAGTTGGATGAAAAACTGCAACTTATCAATTTAGCCAGAACCATATGTCATAAAGGGCATGTTCCTTATGAAGATGTATATTATGCATCTAAATATCTTGATGGCGCTGCTATTGTTGATTTGAAGCGTAATGGTTATGTTGCCCCAAATAAACAATTTCGATTTATTGAAGAAGAACGCCAAGATGAGTTAGCAGGAGCATATGTAATGCTTCCAGTTCCTGGATTATACAAATGGATATATGATTTAGATTTAACTTCTCTGTATCCGAGTATCATTATGAGTTTGAACATATCTCCAGAAACTAAGATTGGAGTTATACGCAATTGGAATCAAGAATACTTATTAAAATCAGATCCAGTTTCTGTTACAATTAACAATCAAACTATACCAGACGTTAAACAATGGTTACAAGATAACAAATATACAATTGCAAGTAACGGAGTAGTATATGATACATCTAGAATTGGGTTTCTCCCAGCTATTCTTAAAAAATGGTTTATTGAGCGAGTTGAATATAAAAACAAGCGAGATGAATATGAGGTTGGGTCCGAAGATTATAAATTTTATGATGCATTGCAATTAACACAAAAAGTATTGTTGAATTCATTTTATGGGGTATTAGGACTTAAAACTTTCCGATTCCATGACTTAGATAATGCTGGTGCCATTACGTCAACTGGTCAAAGTGTAATTAAATTTTCTGCAAAAGTAATCAATGCATATTATACTAAAGAAACGGGAAAAGATCATTTCTTTAACTCTACCAATAAAAGCGTTAAATCACCATTCTCATTCTATACAGACACAGATTCTACATTTGTTAGCTCGTTGCCTATTATAGAAAAACGATATCCGGATTATGATGAAAATAATGAGCAGTTCATGATTGAAAAAACCAATGAGGTTGCATCCGAGATACAAAAACATGTAAATGCAATGTATGATCAATACGCCGATGTGTTTCACAATACCAAAGAACATCGTTTTCAGATAAAGCAAGAATATGTTGCTAAATCAGGATTATGGATAGACGCCAAAAAACGATATGCACAATGGATTTTGTTTAAAGAAGGTAAACCTACGGATAAATTGGATATAAAAGGTATGGATGTGGTTCGTAGTAGTTTTCCGACAGACTTCAAGAAAATAATGAAAGAAACGTTGTGGTATATTGTCAAAGAAAAAAGCAAAACTGCAACCTCCGACTTAATATTTAAGTTTAAAGAATCTATACAAAATTCTGAAATATTAAATGTAATGAAAAATACCGGAGTCAAGGAACTTTCTAAATACATTAAAGGACGAAAGCCATTTACTGGGTATTTAAAGGCCACTCCTGCTCATGTAAAGGCAGCTATAAACTTCAATGATATGTTAAGCAGATTAAAGTCAGATGAAGTAGACATAAAAAATGGTGATAAAATAAAATGGGCGTATCTCCGAAACAATCCAATGGGATTTCAAACCATGGCACTTCGAGGTTACAATGACCCACCCGAAATAGTAGAATTCGTTGAAAAATATATTGACAGACAAAAAATGTTTGAAAGTGATCTTCAAGGTAAATTAGATGATTTTTATGCTGCAATGAATTGGGGCAAATTACCAGAAAATAATACAGTGAATAAATTCTTTTCTTTTGGAAAATAAGAATAAATTTATTATAATAAATAAAAAAGTTATATGTACGGAAAAGATCAATGGCGCGGTAGAGAAGTAGAAGGTCGTTATTCAGATATGATGACATACTTTATTCGCAGTATAGGAGAGGGTATAGATGTAAAATATTTACGAGAATATCCTCATTATTATTTTACAATAGAATACATGGAGTCTGCTAGGAATTCTGATAAATGGCAGAATAAACAAAATTTATACGATCCAATTCGATCGATATTAGATTCTACAAATAGTGTGGTTACCGTAGAAGCCAATGCAAATGTATTAAATGAACTTCCGCCGGATATATTTAATCGATGTCATGTTATATATCGTATACAAGACGAAGCATTGCAAAAACTCAAAGACACAGACACATTTAGTGTAGATGCAGGTTGGTATCGAGTTCATCAGATTACTAAATGCAACATGATGGAAATTAAGCCAGATAACTATAAATTTGACGAAGAAGTATAATGAGTAAGTGTCCATATACAAATTTCAAAGAGCGTATATTAGATTATATAAAAATACTAAGAACGCCCCGAGAAGAATATGGAAACTTGCCACCTTGTCCATTTGTTGGAGCAGAGTTAGATAAAAATAAATTATTAATAGAAAAATTCGACCCTGCAGAAAATACTTTGTTAGAAATGATAGAAAAATTAGAAAATTCAGATTATGATAGTGCATTGTTTGCTCAAGTAGAAGATGAAGACTTGCAACAAAATGACACAGTTAGATATCAAAATTTTATTAATCGAATGTTAAAAGAAAATGGATATCAACATTTAACGTGTATATGTTTTAATCCGAATGACAAATTAAATGTAAACGGATTTAATCCTAGAAGTCAAGCACCATATTTTTTGATTAATATTGCAAAATCTTCTGTATTAAATAAAGCACATCGCAATTTAATGAAAACAAAATATTTTGACAATATGAATGATCGTTATTTAAGATATTTAAAAGATTAAAAAAGAACAAGTATGAAAACAAGCGTAGTAGTATCATTTAGCATGGAAGGCTTTCATTGTTGGCCAGAAGCTAAAGAAGTGTTTCCAGAAGTAGGATTTTTATCAGACAGACACAGGCATCAGTTTGGATTTCGGTGTTATGCTTATGTAACACATTCTGACAGAGATGAAGAGTTTATTTTAATGCAAAGAAGAATAAAAAAACAATTAAGAGGTATGTTTGGCGGTAATATATTAGAATTTGGTCGAATGAGCTGTGAAGACATAGCAGAATATATTCTAGAAGCAAACCTTAATTTATATAAAGTAGAAGTATGGGAAGATTGGGAAAACGGAGCAATAATAGAAAGATGAGAAAATTATTTTATTTCGGCTTAGAGCCACTAAAAGCTAGATATACATATCAGCTATCAAAAGAATGGATGCCGGCTACTTTTGAGCCATATGCAGACCAATTAGAGTTTATAGACATTGAAGGAGACTTCGACCCCGATCAGCAAATAAAGATTGGAGTAGTATTAGATGCAGTAGGCAGAGGCAAATTTGCAATGAGTCAATGTGCTAACTTTTTAGATATGCTTAATCGTGGAGAAGTAAACGATGGTGATATTGTATTTCTCCAAGACTATTGGCACCCGGGTATTGAGTCTATATTATATGCAATCGACTTGTATGGTATTGATTTGAAATTTTATTCGATGCTCCACGCACAAAGTGTAGACGAATATGACTTTGTGTATCCGATGCGTTCTTGGATGCGAGGGTTTGAATTAGGATTAGACAAACGAATGACAGGAATATTTGTAGGTTCTACTATTCACAAAGAACAACTCAGACAAGCAGGATTTGAAGCACCTATTCACGTTGTGTCACTTCCTTTACATGCAGAAATGGCATTAGACAAAAATCCAAATTACCATCCATTAGATTCCAGAAAAAATATTGTGGTGTATTCAAGCAGATTAGACAAAGAAAAGAATCCATTTTTCATGTTGGAAGTAGCAGAAGCATTTTTAGCAGATAATCCAGGTTGGTGCTGGCATGTTACCACATCTGGTAAAGAATTTAGATCTTCAGTGCCTGGATTAATAGGAGCCATGCATGAATTAGAAAAACGTGAGCCTAGATTTATTTGTATGCATAACTTGACTAAACAAGAATATTACGAGCAATTATCCACAGCTCGAATACAATTTAATTCGGCGCTTCAAGACTATGTGTCATGGACTATATTGGAGGCTACTTTATTTGGTTGTGATGTTGTGTATCCAAATTTTAGATCATTTCCAGAATTTATACCACAAGACAAATTATATCAACCATTTGATGTTAATGACTGTTTAAAAACATTTGATCATGTTATTGCAAAAGGAAATAACTTTCAAACTATGAGATTTCCACTTGTCTCGGATTTAGGTCGTCGAATGGAAGGTTATATCATAGCAAATGACTTTGACAAAGAAATCAATGTGTGGCATGAAGAAGCATATTGCAAACATTTATTAGAACAGGAGCAAAATGGATAGAAAAGAGTTTTTATATATACCGTCACTATCTGCAGGTAGCATGGTGTCAGCTTTTAAGAAAGATACTAAATTTGAAGATGGCACTACAATGCGATTCTTTTCTAAAGAATATCCCGAAGAATGGCGACATCCATATTTTTTGGTTACTGCAGGGCATCATTACAAGAAAATGGATTTTCGAGATCAATTGGGCTTAGATGATGGTACATTTGTATTCGGCGACTCAGGAGGATTCCAAATTGCTACTGGCGCTCTTAAATGGGACGGCACTATACGAGAAAAAATATTTCATTGGTTGGAAGCTAATAGTGATGTAGCCGCAAACTTAGATATACCACCAAGAGTTACATTTGAAAATAGATTTCAAGACTCAATGAACATATCATTTGACAATTTTAAATGGTTTGAAAAGAATCAAAGTGGCAAGACAAAATTCTTAAATGTTATTCAAGGTACGTTTAGTGAGGAATACAAAGAATGGTATCACAAGTTTAAAGACTTTGATTTTAAAGGTTGGTGCATAGGAGGTCCTAAAAAATTAGTAGACTTTATGTATGTAATTGCACTAATGCTTCAAGAAAGAGAGTTTGAAAAGAAACATGTAGAATATGTGCATTTATTAGGAATAAGTAAAATATCAGATTTTTTTATATTAGCAACGTTGCAAGAGTTACTAAATAAACTGACAGATAATCGCATACAGTTAATGTCTGATTCATCAAGTCCAGGTCAATATCCAGTATTCGGAACATATCTTCATTCTGGAAATTATAAAACACAGACATTCACAGAATTATATTTTCCAAAGAATGCTGAGTATAGAAGAAAAACACATATTAAACAAGGTAAAGATGGTTGTATAACTATTGATAAAACTAAAAAGGTACCTTGTAGTATTGATTGTCCAGCATGTAGAGACTTTACATATGAATATTTAGGAGGAGAGACTGCAACAGGTTTAGACAGATATTCACAAGAAGGGATGCCCAGAATGGTAGTTCATAATACGCATCTATACTGTGAAATTGTAAAAGACATAAACAAGTTGAGTCATAATCATGTAGAATTGTTAGAAACGGCTATTCCAAAGGAATTATTCAATGTTATACTATCATTACACGAAATGTTTGCAGATCCAGACAATGCAATGAATGTATATGCAACATATAAAAAGACATACAAGAAATTTGGTGGAGATAGTATATCGACTACTGATGCTAAACAATTTGAGAAATTTTTTAAATTTAATTAGGTTATATAATGGAAAAAAGTAAATTACAATCATTTATCAATCGTTATTATCTTGCAGGTAATTGCGAAGCGGTAATACTAAGAGAAAATGAAACAGGGGTAGGTTGTGAACTTATCGATATGGATCAGACTGTAGTTGGAAAACTGCAATGGAAAACGACTCCTTTTATGAAAGGAGAATTGGGTATCAATCATACAGGAGCATTAATGAAAATGTTGTCTGCAGTTGGCGAAAATATCAATATCGATGTGCAAGACGCTGCTGGTAAAAACTATGCTATGAAGATTAGTGAAGGAAGCACTAAAGCAACGTTCATGTTAGCAGACACAACCGTTATACCTGCAGTTCCTGCTATTAATGCAGAACCTCCATATGAAGTAACCTTGCCAATTGACGACGAATTTGTAAATAAATTTATCAAAGCAAAAAATGCATTACCAGACGCAAAGAATTTTGCTGTGCAAGTAGTAAATGGAGAAATTAAATTTATTATTAACTATTCAACCGTTAACTCAGATAACATTACATTTTCTATTGGTACAACTGCGGAAGGCGATTTAGAGCCAATATGTTTTAGTGCAGATAAACTCAAAGAAGTATTAGTTGCTAACAAAGGCGATAAAGGTACGATGCATGTTTCAAGTCAAGGATTATCAAGAATTGATTTTGATGGTAGTGATTTTGAGTCTAATTATTGGTTGGTACAATTACAGAATTAATATGCAAGTTAACGTAGTAGTAAAAGACGGCAGCATTAAATTGCCCATGGCAGAAACCGCAGCAGCAGCAGGATGTGATATAAGATCTAATCACGATGCCACTATCAATCCAGGTGATAAATTGTTAGTTAAAACAGGATTACATGTTGAAATTCCAATTGGCTATGAAATTCAGGTTAGGCCTCGTAGTGGATTGGCGTTATCTAAAGGAATAACCGTATTAAATAGTCCTGGAACGATAGATGCAGATTATCGAGGAGAGATAGGCGTAATCTTGATTAATCATGGAAAAGAACAGGTGTTCCTTCAAAAAGGAGAACGCATCGGCCAATTGGTAATGAACAAAGTAGAACGAATAGAATGGAATCCAGTAACAAGCCTAACAGGTACTAAGCGAGGCGAACATGGATTTGGATCAACAGGTAATAAATAAATTATGTTTGGAGTAACAGAAAATACATTATGGGTAGAATCCTTCCGCCCAGACACAATGGATGGATATATTGGTAATGAGCATATCATTGACAAAGTCAAGATATTCATTAAGAATGGTGATGTTCCGCATTTGCTATTCTTCGGACCAGCTGGAACCGGTAAGACAACGTTAGCAAAGATTATTGCTAATAGTGTGGATGCTGATATGATGTATATTAATGCATCTGACGAAAATTCAGTAGATGCAGTGCGAGACAAGATCAAGCGTTATGCATCAACCGTAGGATTCAAGCGTTGGAAGATTGTGATATTAGATGAAGCAGACTATTTGACTCCTAATGCTCAAGCAGCTCTTCGAAACCTAATGGAAACATATAGCAAAACTACCCGATTCATATTAACATGTAATTATGTAGAAAAGATTATTGATCCGATACAAAGCAGATGTCAGACTTTTGCAATAACACCTCCTAACAAAACAGATGTAGCAAAACGATTGGTTACTATTTTAGAAGAAAAAGGTGTAACATATGATATTCAAGATATTGCTGCAATCATCAATGCATCATACCCGGATATAAGAAGAGCATTAAATGCAGCACAGGCTTCTGTGGTAGACGGTAAGTTGCAACTAGACAAAGCAAGTGCAATTCAAGCAAATTACATGACCGAAGTGTTGGAAATGCTCAAAACGGCTAAAGACAAAAAAGCAACGTTTAACAAGATACGACAATGCATTGCAGATAGCAAAGTAAAAGACTTTACACCATTATACACATTTTTATATGATAATCTTGAAGAGTTTGCTACGGGGCATATTGCTGCAATTATATTGATTATTGCAGAAGCACAATTTAAAGATGCTACGGTAGTAGACAAAGAAATAAACATAATGGCTATGTTTGTTAATATCATGAATGAAATATAATGCACGAAGTATTACACGTAATAGGACTATGTCCAGATCATTTTGCTCATATCAATTTAATTGATATATTTATAGCAAATTATGAAAGTTTAATACATTTCAAACCTAAATTAATAATAAAACGCTTATGG